GGCCAACACCTCGGTCGGTTCAATTCCTCCGAAGCCGCCGACGCCTACGCCCGCGCGCTCCATGAGCAGCAGGCCACGGAGTACGTGCGCTAAGGAGACACCCATGGGGTGTACTGGTTCGCCGCACTGATCGCGCTGCTCGCCACCACCTGGGCACTGCTCGGCCTCATCGGCTGGGCTCTCATCGAGATCCTATGAGCGACACAGCATACCGCACCGTCGATCCTGACGACGAGCCGGACGCCATCAGCCGCACCCGTGGCGCTGACGACGACGCCTACCCGCGTGACCTCGACGAGCAGCACAAGCAACTGGTCCGCTGGTTCGAGGAAAGCGAACTCGCCCGCCAGGACGAAATTCGCCTCGCCGAGCGTGACCGCGAATATCACGACCACGTACAGTGGACGAAGGACGAACTCGATGAACTGAAGCGGCGCCACCAACCACCGATTACGATCAACAAGGTCCACGATAAAGTGCAACTGCTGTGCGGTATGGAGCGCAAGGCACGCACCGACCCGAAAGCCTTCGCCCGCACGCCAGCTGAGGAAGACCGCGCCGACGCCGCAACTCAGGCGCTCCGCTACATTTCCGACGACAACAATTTCAGCCTCGTGCGCAGCGCCGTGTTCGAGAACATGCTGGTCGAAGGCGCCGGCGGCGCGGAATTGGAGTTGGAGGACGACGGCAAGGGCGGCGCGGATATCCGCATCACCCACGTTCCATGGGACCGCATCTGGTACGACCCGCACAGCCGCACCATGGACTTTAGTGACGCCCGCTATAAGGGCCTCGTCATCTGGATGGACCGCGATCAGGTCGAGGAGATGTATCCCGACGCTGATGACGTGGTCGAGGCGACGTTCAGCTCGGTGGACTTCTACTATAACGACCGGCCGGAGACAGTGAACTGGACCGACAACCGCCGCCGCCGCGTGCGTGTCGTGCAATGCCACTGGGCAGAAAAAGGAACTTGGTGGCGCGCGACGTTTACCAAGAACGGTATGCTGGCCAATCCCGAGCGCTCGCGGTTCAAAGATAGGCGTGGCAAAAGCGCCTGCGGGCTGCGGCTGCGCTCAGCCTACATCAACCGCGAGAACCAACGCTATGGCATGGTGCGCGGGCTGATCTCGCTGCAGGACGAGATCAACAAGCGGCGCAGCAAGGCGTTGCATCTACTGTCCGTGCGCCAGGTCGTGGCCGAACAGGGCGCGGTGCAGGACGTGGACAAGGCGCGCCGCGAGGTCGCCAAGCCGGACGGGTATGTCGAGGTCATGCCGGGCTTGAAGTTCGAGATCGAGCAGAGCGCCGATCTGGCATCAGGGCAGTTCCAGTTGCTGCAGCACGCCACGGCGGAAATGCAGCTATCCGGGCCTAATGCGGCAATGTCCGGCACCGACCCGCGGGAACTCAGCGGCCGGGCCATCCTGGCGCAGCAGGCCGGCGGGGCGGCACAGAACGAGCCCCTTGCCGATGCGCTGCGCTACTGGTCGCGTGAGGTCTACGAGGTGGCCTGGATGGCCGCACGCGAATACTGGACCGGCGGCAAATGGGTGCGCGTCACCGATGATTTGAATGACACAAAATGGATCGGGATCAACCGGCCGATCCGGGTCATGGACCGCCTCGCGGCCATGCCGGAGCAGCAGCGAGCCATGATGATGCAACGCATGCAACTCATGCCGGGCGATCCGCGGCTGCAACAGGTCGTCGGCGTCGAGAACGACATTACGGATCTGGATGTGGACATCACTGTTGAGGAAGGGATGGATATTCCGAGCCTCCAGCAAGAGACATTCCAGACGCTCGTGCAGTTGGCGGGGATGCAGCCGGGATTGATACCGGGCGATGTCCTTATTGCGGCGAGCGGGCTGCGTGACAAGGATATGCTGCTGGAACGCATGAAAGAGCATCAGCAGCAACAGGCACAGGTGCAGCAGCAGGCCGGGCAGGCGGCACAGGCACACGCGCAAGCCCAGGTGACCGACATGCAGGCCAAGGCCGCGGCGAACTTCGCGCTGGCCCAGGAGCGCAAGGTGAACGCCGTGCGCCAGGTTCACGACATCCATTCCGATTTCAGCGCACCGCCCTATGGGCAACCGAATGTTGCGCCGGACAATCCGCCGGGTGCGTCTGATCCCACGATGCAGCAGCCACCGGACCCGGAGCAGATGACGCCGGACGTCGCGCTCGCCCACCACATGGCGGATTTGGCGAAGAAGCAGGCCGACATCCGTAACACGCAGGCGAGTACGGCGCTGACCGCGGCGAAAGTGTCGCAGATCCCACACCAGAACCTGAACATCGCGCACCAGACGGCGAATACCGCCGTCACCACGAACCGGTTGCTCGCTACGCCAATTCCACAGCCAGGGCAGCCGGCATGAGCGTGCAACTGCCTCCCGTGCGTTGGAGAGACCCACGTGAGTTCAAGGACGCTAAGAGCGAAGCGCTCAATGCGCGGCTTAATGCGAGCGAGACGCTGCTCCGCGCAAGGATCGGTGATCAACAGGTCGACGATCTGATTGCCCGGTTTAGGAGCGCCGCCAAGGACTACCCGCCGCTATTTCAGGAGCTATACGCAAAGCGTGATCCCTATCGCTGGCTCGCTCAGTACTGGGCGCCGAGGCACGAGCGCATGCGCAGGGCTACGGAAGTGGTTCACAAGGTTCTCGCGCAGCGATCCCAGCACTAATCGGAGACACCACCCATGCCAGCAACAGCAACCGGCCGCGGCGCGCAGGTTCTCGTCGACCCCACGAGCGACACAGCCAAGGCAATCCGTGGCGCCTATGCCACCACGTTTGAGGGTAATACCGCCAAGATAGCGGCCGACATTGCCGCCGGTCTTCATGCGGCCAGTGGCAGCAAGCCAGACGGCACCACCAGCACCAATATCGCGAGCGACATTGCGGTCAGCCCTTCGGTGTCGCCTAAGCAGGCCGGCTCGCTGGTGCTCGGAACCAACGCCGGGCCGACTATCGTTGCTGGTACTGGCGTTGCCAGCGGCACCCAGCCGTCCGGCAGCATCTGGATACGCACTGATGGTGCGGCCGGCGCTCGCATCTACGTGAGCCAGGGCGCCTGGATCGCAATCGCTACCGTCTAATCCCCGAGGACATCCATGGCTGCTAACGAACAGCTCGAGAGTTTCCTTGCGTCCGAGGCGCAGGAGGCTACACAGGAACCGGCCCCGCCCGCCGCCCCAGAGGCACCGCCAGCGGCGCGGGAGCCAAAGGTCGAGGCCAAGGCCGCCGCGGAGCCGAAGGCCCCTGACGACGACGCAGAGCCGCCGCAGCCGCTCGACGGCGAGCCGGTCATCGGTCGCCGAGCCTTCGAGGACGAGAGGCGGAAGAGGCAGGATTGGAAGGAGAAGGCCGCCAGGCTGGAGGGCGAACTTGCCGCCTACAAGCGCCAGCAGGAGGAAGCGGCCCGCCCACAGCCGCAGCCGATGCCGCCGCTGGCGCCGATCGACCCATCCCAAGACCCGATGGGCTTCACCGTCCGCATCCAGCAGGTCATGCTCAACGAGCGACTCAACAACTCCGAAATGCTGCTCCGCGACAAGATCGGCGACGACAAGGTCACCGAATACGTCCAGGAGTTCCAGCAACTCGCGCAACGCGACCCGACGCTGTTCGGCAAGCTGTATGCGCAGACCAACCCCTACGGCTGGATGACACGTGAGGTCGATCGACAGCGCGTGCTGCGCGACGTCGGCGACGACCCGAGCGCATACCGCTCGAAGATTGAGGCCGAGGCGCGGGCCAAGTGGGAGGCTGAGGCCGCAGCGAAGCCAGCGCCAACGTCTCCCGCCGCCGGCCTGCAGCCATCACTCGCCACCGTGCGCAGCGTCGCAGGGCGCACCGCACCAACATGGTCGGGCGAGCCGAGCCTCGAGGACGTGCTCGCTCCAGTGCAGAACAGGAAGAAGCCGAACGGTCAGGGAACCGTGCGGTACTAGACAGCCTACGTGGCTGTGCCTCCCCGCCGCCGGGGGTAACGACGGGCGCGAGTGCCGTGCCTACCAAGCCGCCGCCGGGCTTCATACGGGCGCGAGTGCCTACCAGGTGCCGCCGACCGAAAACGGGCGCGAAGGCTGCCGCCGAGCATACGGGCGCGACAAATGAAAGGAGAAAGATCAGTATAGGAGTGCTCGGCGATGGCCGACATGAATGTAACGGCAGCTAGACCGGGACTAACGCCGATCGAGTGGCAAAGCGACTTCTGGGTCGAATACCTCAGAGAAAACCAGTTTACTCCATATTTCGGCACCTCTATGGATGCCATGATACAATTACAAACCGACTTGACTAGGAAGCCCGGCGATACCGTCGTCTTCCCCACCATACGCAACCTCGTGGGCGCAGGCGTCACCGGCAATACGGTCCTCGAGGGCAACGAGGAAATCCTCAACGCCCGCTCGCTTAATGTTGTCGTGAGCGTCATCCGCCACGCCGTCGCGGTGTCGGAGTGGGACGAGCAGAAGTCGGTCATCGATCTGCTGCAAGGTGGCCGTCAAGTTCTGAAGAACTGGGCGGCCAACAAACTGCGCAACGACATCATCAGCAGCCTCGGTGCCATCACCGCGGACGGCAACGTGCAGCTTACCTATGCAGCAGCCTCGGCAGCACAGCGCAACACATGGCTCGTCAACAATGCCGACCGCGTGCTGTTCGGCATCTCCAGGAGCAACGCGGTCTCCAACGTCTATGCCACCGCGCTGGCGACGGTCGACAACACCCAAGACAAGATGACCGCCGCGCAACTCACGCTCGCCAAACGTATCGCACGCACCGCAACGCCGAAAATCCGGCCGATCAGGATCAATAACGACGAGGAATGGTATGTCGTTTTCATACCGTCCCTGGTATGGCGGGACTTGATGCTCGACCCCGTCATCATCAATGCGTTGCAATATGCCTGGAACCGCGGCTCCGATAATCCGTTGTTCACCGCCGGTGACGTGCTCTACGACGGGATGATCCTTCGCGAAATCCCGGAACTGCCGATCCTCCATACCGGTGATACCGGCGGCTCAACCATCGACTGCGGTGCGTCCTATCTGTGTGGCGCACAAGCCATCGGCATTGCCTGGGCACAGAGGACGAAGGTCATTACCAACGTACGCGATTATGGCTTCTTCCAGGGCGTGGGCGTGGAGGAAATCCGCGGCGTGCAGAAGCTGCGCTTCGGTATTGATCCGACGGTGGATACGACAAAACCTGTCGACAACGGCTCGATGGTGATCTGGAGCGCGGCGGTCGCCGACGCATAAGGAGTATAAACATGGCACAACCACCCATCGGACAGCATCCGCATGCGGCGCCTCGTCCTCCGGCGG